CAGGGCGCCCGGTTCGGCGGGCAAGAGCAGGCCGTGTTGCACGTGGCTCATAAGCTGATCGCCGCGCAAGAGGTGTGGCGGCCCGCGGCCCGGTGGGCGCAGCGGTCCGGGCTCGGCGTCCGGTGGGCGAACGGCGAGCAGCAGATCGAGACGGGCGACGGGTCGCGGTGGCTTTTGCAGGCCGCGAACGATGGCGCCGGGGTCGCGTTCAGCCTGTCAATGTCGCTGATCGATGAGGGCTGGCGGGTGGCCCGGTCGGTGTTCGAGGAGGCGATAGAGCCCGCGATGGCCGAGGCCGACTCGCCGCAGACCTGGCTGGTCTCGACGGCGGGCACGGCCGACTCGGACCTGATGCACACCTACCGGGCCGCCGCGATAGCGACGCTCGAGGACCCCTCGGGCGTGCTGCTGATCGAGTGGTCGGCGCCGCCCGATCCCGACCTCGACATTGACGACCCCGCGGTGTGGCAGGCCGCGCAGGCGCATTGGGACGAGCGGCGGGCCGCGTGGGTGGCGCGCAAGCGGGCGTTCGCCGACGAGCGGGCGTTCCGCCAGCAGGCGCTTAACCAGTGGGTGCCGTCGCTCACGCCGCCCGTGCTCGAGGAGGGCACGTGGGGCCGGGTGGGCACCCGGCGCGGCCCGGCGGGCGTGCTGGCCCTCGGCGCCGACGTGGCCGAGGACCATAGCCGCGCCGTGATCGTGGCCTACGGCGCCGGGGTCGCCGAGGTGATCGAGGACCGGCCGCAGGCCGGTTGGGTGGCCGGGCGGCTCGGCGAGCTGGCCGCCCGGCACGGCGCCGCCGCGGTGGGCATCGACGGGTCCGGCCCGGCCCGCGGCCTGGCCGATGAGCTGAAATCCCGCGCCGAGCTGGCCGGGCGGCTGGTGATCCTGTCCGCTGCGGACATGGCCGCCGCGTCCGGGCAGTTGCTCGACGCGCTGACCGCGGTCCCGCCGCGGGTGGGGCTGCGGGATCATCCGCTGATGGCCGCGGCGGTCACCTCGGCGCGCAAGCGTCGCTGCGGCGGCGCGTGGGCGTGGGAGCGCAGCGACGCCGGGCTCGCGCTGATCGCCGTCACGGTCGCGGCGTGGGCCGGGGCGCACGCCCCCGAGCCCGCCGACGAACCGCAGGTGTTCATATGAGCATGCCGCTACGCCCCCCGAACCGCATCGGATACGGCGGGCTCGTGCGGGACGAGCGTCCCGGCGTCGCCGTCTATACCGGCACGGACGGGCGGGACATGCTGATCAACGACCCGGACGGGTGGGAAGTCAGCCGCAAGGACCTATGGTGGCAAGGCCCGGCCGGGGGCGACGGGACCGGCGGCCCGATCGGCAACCCGCCGCCGGGCGCGTCGCCGCATAGCCTGCCCGCCGCCGTGACCCGGTGCACGTCGCTGCTCGCCGACACCCTGGCCGGGATGCCGTGGCGGGTGATGCGCGGCCGGGCGCGGATGCCCGCGCCCGACTGGATCACCGACCCGCAGGCCAAACGCCGTGACCTGCGGATCACGGCCGGGCCGGTCCCCGAGTGGCGCCGGTCCGCGATGGAGTTCTGGTCGTGGACCCTGACGTCGATGCTGTGGGAAGGCGAGGGCGTGATCTACGTCCCGGCCCGCAACGATGACGGCAGCCCGGCGCCGCCGCTGTGGCAGCTCAACCCGCACGACCTCGAGATAGACGGCGGCGAGTACGTCATCCCGCCCGGTAACGGCGGCGAGGGCTACCGATTCGCCCCCGGCGAGCTGATCGTGATCCGCGGGATGGTGCGGGGCGGGCCGCGCGGCGTGGGCGTGCTCAAGGCGCATTTCCTCGACCTGGCGCTGGCGGGCGAGGTACGCGGGTTCGCTTACAACATGCTGCGCCGCGGGATCCCCTCGGGTTATCTCAAGGTCAATGCCCCGCAGCTCACCCGGGATAAGGCCCATGAGCTGCAATCGGATTGGATGCGCAGTCACGGCGGGACGATCAAGAAAATCGCCGTGCTCAACGCGACGACCGAGTTTCACCCCCTCCAGCTCGACCCGCAGGCCATGCAGCTAGCGCAGATGCGGGATTACTCGACGCTCGACATAGCGATGATTTTCGGCATCCCGCCGTACATGCTCGGGCTGGCCGCGGACCGCTCGACGTACGCGAACGTCGAATCGCGGATGATCGAGTTCGCCGAGTTCTCTTTGCTGCCGTGGGCGCGGCGGGCCGAGTCCGCGCTCGACGCCGAGTTCACCCGCGGGACCTCGCTCAAGATCAATCTTGACTCGCTGCGCCGCGCGGACACGGCTACCCGCTACCAGGCGCACAAGATCGGGCTCGACGCGAAATTCCTCACGATCGATGAGGTGCGCGAGATGGAAGACCTGCCGCCGATGCCCGAGGAGGGCTGATCATGGCCGCCGAACAGATGACGATCCCGCTCGAGGTCCGGTCGATCGATGAGGCGCTACGCTGCGCGACCATGCTCGTGTGCCGCTACGGCGAGACCTCGACCCGGACGCCGCGGCCGGAGCGGTTCGCGCCGGGCGCGTTCACCCGGTCGGTTAACGAGCGGGCTCACCGGATCCCGTTTACCGACCGGCACACGGGCGGGACCGGCGAGCTACGCGCCCCGGCGGTCGCCCGCCCCGTGTCGTGGGACACCTCGGGCGAGGCCGAGCTACTCGCCGTGCTCAAGTTTTACGACACGCCCGAGGCGTGGGAGGTCTACTGCCGAGCCCGGGACGGCGAGATCAACGCCGGATCCGTCGGGTTCCACCCGGTCGCCGAGCGGGCCGTCGGCGGCGTCCGCGAGATAACCGAGGCGGCGCTGCATCACGTCGCGCTGCTCTCGAGGGCCGAGGCGACCCCCGCCTATGACGCGCCGCGGCTGCTCGAGGTGCGGACCGCCGACGTGGCCGCGCTGCTCGCCGTGAGATACGCCCCGGGGCTCGCCGATAGTTGCGTTTCGGCCGCGGAGATGGCAAGAATGGTCCACGACGGCGACCGAGCCCAGCACTGAACCGGCCGCCCGACCCCGGCCCGCCGAGCCCTGCACAGAACCGGCAGGCCGACCCCGGCCCGCCGAGCCCTGCACAGAACCGGCAGGCCCCCTGAGCACGACGGCGCCCGAGCCCTGCACAGAACCGGCCGCCCCCGCCGAGCCCTGCACAGAACCGGCGGTATCGCAATCACAGCGACGCCGGGAGGGCGCGTGTCTACGAACGTGTATCTGAAATCCAAGCTCGAGGAGCGGACGAGCCAGGCCGCGGTGTTGGAGGACCTGACCAAGACCGCCGATGACGCCAAGCGGGATCTCACCGACGCCGAGCGGCAGACGTTCGACTCGATCGTCGGGCGGCTCGCGTTCCTTGACGCCGAGATCAAGCGGCTTACCGACGCCGAGGCGGGCGCGGCTAAGTTCGTGCAGATTTACGGCGCGCATCAGGAGGCCGAGCAGCGGGCCGCCGCGGCCCGGGACCGGGAGCGCGAGGCGGCCCCGCCGCGGACCGAGGAGCGGGCGCGGTCGTGGGGCGCGCGGTTTATCGAGTCCGAGCAGTTCAAGGCGTACAGCGGGCACGGCTCGAGCCAGCCGTTCAGGATCGAGGGCGGGTTCCTCGAGGAGCGGCAGGCCGACAACCCGATTACCACGGCGATCGGGACGCCGCCGCAATACTGGTCAGGCCCCCGGGATCCCGCTTTGCGGGTGCCGCTGTTCGATGTGGTCGGCGTGGTGCCGACCACGATGGGCTCTGTCGAGTATTACTACTGGCAGCCCGAAACCGGCATGGCGTCGGAGGTGGCCGAGGGCGCGCTCAAGCCCGAGGCGCCGATTCAGGGCGTGCTCAAGGCCGTCCCTATGTCGACCTACGCATGGTGGAAGGGCATTACCAAGCAGGCCCTCGAGGACGTGCCGATGGTGCGGACGATCGTGGACACGCAGCTACGCCGCGGCGTTATCCGCAAGATCAACGCCGAGGCCGCCGCCGCGCTCGCCGCCGACACGAATATTCCGACGTTCGGCACGCCGACCGACCTCCTGCTCGAGTCGCTGCGGGTCGGGCTCGGCATGGTCGATGAGGCGGGCTATTCGGCGAATGCGGTTTTGCTCAACGCGCTGGACTGGGCCGCGCTGGATATGACGATCCTCCCGGTCAGCCGGGACGGCGCGAACGTCTCTAACGTGTTCTGGGGGCTGCGCGCGGTCGCCGTCCCTCAGATCCCGAAGGGGTCCGCGTACGTCGGCGACTTCGCCGAGGGGATGACGTTCTTTGACCGGGAGCGGACCGAGGTCATGATGACCGACTCGCACGAGGATTTCTTCCTGCGGAACAAGCTCGTCCTACTGGCCGAGGCCCGCGGCAAGGTGGTCGTGTCCAACGCGGCGTGCCTGGTCAAGTGCGCGGGCACGGTGCCCGCCGCGAACCTGACCGGGGTCGGCCCTCCCGGGCCGCAGGGCCCGCAAGGCCCGCCCGGACCCGGCACTCAATCGGCCCGCAAGTAGCCAGCGATGAGCGGCCCGCCGAGCCTCGAGGAGGTCCGCGAGTGGTGCGGCGTCTCTGATTACGAGCTGGCCGACGATCAGCTAGCGTGGATCCTGGCCGCCGAAACCAACTTGCAAGCCGCCGACTGCGCCATACCGGACCCGTACCCGGACGAGCTAGGTCTTGCGATGCTGCGGCGGTGCGCCCGCGCCGCCGCGGCCCGCGGCGTGCCGCTCGGTACGCTGCCGCTGCCCGATACCGGGATGGGCGGGACGTTCGGCGCCGCGGTGCTGCCCCGCCTCGACGCCGAAATCGAGCGGTACGAGCATGAGCATCGCGTAATCGGGATCGCCTGATGGCCGGGTTCACCGTCACCGACCCGGCCGCCCCCGAGCGCGAGGTCGACCCCGGCGTCGCGGAGATAACCGAGCGATTCAAGGGCGACGTGGCCGGATATACCCCGGTGCAGACCGGCACGCTGCGGGCCGGGTGGACGGTCCAGCGCAGCGGCGACGCGCACTATCAGGTATCGAACGGGGTCCGGTACGCCCGCTACGTCGAGTACGGGACATCCAAGATGGCGCCGCGGGCGATGCTCGGCCGGGCGCTGGCGGGTGCCCGGTGAGGCGGCTATGGCGCGCGATGCTGCGCCGCTACCTCGCCTATGTCGCCTGGTTTGAGGACCTGCCGCCCGAGGTGCAGGCCGAGATCATCCGCAATCAGCGGCAGGTGATGTGATGGCGCTGGACCTCGAGCTGCCCGCGGGCGCCGACCCGGTGCTGGACTACCCGGCGCCCGACGTCGAGCAGCTCGTTTACGAGACGATCCGGCCGCTCGGCGGCGTGATCACGTGGTCCTACACGGCCGGGCGCGGCGACCCGCCCGGCTGGCTGGCAACCGTCAGCGTGCAGGTCGATATCAGGTCGCACAGCCGCGGCGCCGCGTCGGCGAGGGCCGACGCGGCGCGGCGCCGTATCTGCGCGCTGCCGTGGGCGAGCTGGCCCGGCGGCGTGATTACCCGCGTGGACGTCATCGACGGGCCGTTCTGGCTGCCCGACGAGACGGGCGCCCCGCGGTACGTAGCCCGGTACGCGGTCAGCGCTCACCCGGCCCGCGTCCGGCAGCAAACCAGGAGGTAACAAGTTATGCCCCCCGCCCCGCCAACGCTCAACCCCGAAGAGGTCCAGGTCGGGACCGCGAACGGCCCCGGAATCTGGGTCGCGCCGCCCGGCACGGCGCTCCCGGCCGACACGTGGGAAGACTTCGCCGCCCCGTGGCGGCTGCTCGGCTACCTATCCGAGGACGGCCCCACGGTCGGCCAGTCCACCGATACCGAGGACCTCACGCCCTGGCAATCCCGGGTGCCGATCCGGTCGGTCATCACCGGCCGACAGATCACGCTGCAATTCATCATGTGGCAGCTCAACGAGATCACGCTGGCGATGTACTTTGACGCCGACCCTCCGACTGTCGGCGCTGACGGCAGCATCGATATGGAGCTACGGTCCGACGCGCCGACCCACCTGTACGCGGTCGGCA